ACTATCGCTGGCAACGCTGCGACTATCACTGTCTCAGGTGCTGCTATCTACGAAGCTAACGGCCAGTACAACAATGTCACTGCGGCTCCTGCCGAAGATGCTGTTGTAACTATCCTTGGTGCTGCTGACACTCTGTACCAGCCTAACCTCTTCTACACGAAGCAGGCGTTCGGCATCGGTACTGTCAAGCTTCCTAAGCTCTACAGCACTGACACTATCGCTACTACTAGCGACGGCTTCTCAATCCGCGTATCTAAGTACGCAGACGGTGACGCTAACACGCAGAAGATTCGTTTCGACCTTCTGCCCGCATACGCAACCTTCAACCCGCTCTTCGCAGGTCAAGGTTTCGGTGTAGCATAACGATAGATGGAGAAGGGGGCTTCGGCCCCCTGATTCTTTATGGCAAAACCACAGAAAGGCAAGGCCAAGGTTAAGGTTACAGCGTCAGGCAAGAAGGTCTCCTACGGGCAGGCCGGTGAAGCCAAGGGCGGTGGACCACGTGTACGTCCTGGTACGAGTAAGGGTGATTCCTACTGTGCTAGGTCGCTGGGTATCAAGAAGCGATTACCCAAAGAGAAACAGAACGACCCGAACACGCCAAACAATTTGAGTCGCAAGCGCTGGAAGTGTAAAGGTGCTAAATCCGTGAGGTACGAATAATGGCCGGATTGTACGAGAACATCCACAAGAAGCGTAAGCGTATCAAGCGGCAGAAGGCTGAGGGCAGAACCCCAGAGCGCATGAGAAAGCCGGGCTCTGAAGGGGCTCCAACGGCCAAGGCGTTTAAGCAGTCGGCTAAGACGGCTAAGAAAGCAACATTTGAGTGAGGTGAGCTATGCCAATGGTAAACGGAAAGAAATACCCGTACACGAAAGAAGGCAAGGCTGCGGCTGCTAAAGCTAAAAAGAAGTCTAAGGGCAAGTCTAAAGCTAAGGGAGCAACTTACGAATAATGGCTACTGTCGCTCAAGTCGCTAAGGCGGCGCTACAACGAATTCTGGTCCAGGCATCTGAGGCTCCATTAGAGGCTGACGAGTACCAGGACTTTATTTTCGCTATGAACAACTACATGGCAGAGCTCGACGCGCAAGGCATTAGCCTGGGTTACACGGTCGTTAACGATCTAGGTGATGAGGTCACCATCCCTACCGGCGCGCTTCGAGGACTAATTGCTAACCTAGCTATTGAGGTCTCTCCTGATTATGGAGGTGTAATATCTCAAGGTTTGGTTAAGGCTGCACGTGACGGATTCCAGACCATGAGGCTACTGGGACAGCGCATAGCAGCTACTAGGAACCCTTCTACCCTGCCCGTCGGGTCAGGCAACGAGGATACTGTCTACGGCTACCCAGGACACTTCTACACCGCATCGGAAGAAGAGATCCTGGCTGAGACTACTGGCGCCATTGGATTGGAGAACAACACGAATGGTTGATAGAGCGCAGGGCAGAAAGAAAAGCCAATTCACTCAGCAGAGCACGGTCCTGGCTAACAGCTACCTGGACTACTTTGTTAACGGCACTAACTATAAGATCGCCTACAATGATTTTGTAACAGGCCTTGGTGTTACCGGGACAATTGTTCAGGATGGCGCTGTCACCGGCGCTGCTGTTTTAGATGTTGATGGTTCTATAAACAAAATCAGAAACATTGAAAATGGTTCCGGAGTGTCTGCAAACATTTCAGCAGAGAATGGGATTAAGCTCTCACACAACTTTGTTAATGACGGTACTGGTACTCCTCTATTCTTAAGCACGGCGGCAGACCAGCCTGTGTTTGCTAGTTTGGTAGCGGGTAATGGTATCGCGCTAACCTCTACGGATAATTACGTTACCATTGCTCAGGTAGGTGTTGCTGAATATGCCAATGTAACTATGCATGGCAACTCTACTGAGACTGTAATCTCAAGCAGTGCTACAGCGGTCAAGGTTGCAGGGACATTCGTGGTAGGTGATGAGTCTGGTTACACCGGTGACACTACTGGTCGTATTACGCACACAGGCAACACTGCTAGGCATATCATAAACGCCATTATTAGTATTTCTGTAGCCAGTGGTACCAACCACAGAATTTCTATGTACATTGCCAAGAACGGTACAATAATTACCTCCACAAAAACCACTGCCACGACTTCTAGCGGACTTTACCGAAGCCTGGCAACCTTCGCCAACCTTGAGCTGGACGATGGTGATTACGTTGAGATATTCGTCAGAAATGAATCTACAACTGACAACCTAATTGTATTGGATGCCATTATAGGGGCGCTCTAATGCCTGTAACTCAGTTACCCATAGCGAATGGTTTCTACATATCAGACTCTCTGCCTATCGCTGCTCAAGAGTGTACAAACTGGTATCCGAACATTGTTCAGGGGCAAGCTCTGAGCCAGGAAACGCTATTCGGCACCCCAGGTCTTACCTTGCTTGCAACATCTGGCACCCTAGATAACGAGAATCGGGGTGGTCATGAGATGGCCGGCAAGCCTTATTTTGTAAACGGTGGAAGGTTGTATAGACTTGATCAAACGATAGTGTTCGATCAGGTGACCTACAACTTAGTCTTCTTAGGGGACATATCTGGAACTGGTAGGGTTTCAATGGCTGATAACGGCACTCAGCTCATGATCCTTGTTCCTGGTGGTGATGGGTTTATTTACAACCACGTAACAGACACTTTTTCTCAAATTACAGACTCGGATTTTACAGCTAATGGAGCTCCTCAATTCGTCGTATTTATTGATGGCTATTTTCTGGTTACCACAGATTCCAAGAAGTTTATCGTCTCCGCAATCAATGACGGACTCTCATACAATGCATTAGACTTCGGCACGGCTGAATCTGACCCGGATGATATTGTGGCCCCGGTGGTCTATAAGAACCAACTATTTATCTCTGGGCGTCAGACGTTTGAGGCGTTTCAGAACATAGGTGGAGCTGACTTCCCGTTTAGCAGAACAGGTCTATTCCTTCAGAAGGGCTGCTTCGCGCCATACTCACTTGTTAATGCCCAAGATACATTTATGTGGGTAGGTGGTGGAGAAAACGAAGGACCGGCTATTTGGGCACTGAATGGCAACAGCACAACCAAGGTGTCGACCACCGCAATAGACTCTATTCTCTCAAAGCTTACAGATAGTCAATTATTCAACATCTTCTCATGGGCATACGCCAACAAGGGAGCGTACTTTATAGGCTTCTCCCTACCCTCTACGACGCTCGTATACGACACGACATCTCAGAGGTGGCATGAAAGAAAATCCCTCATAGACGGCTCCCTGGGCGTTTTCAGGGCATCCTCAGTGGTAAAGGCCTATAACATAATACTCTGCGGAGACTCGATTGACGGAAGAATTGGTGAGCTTGATTCTGACGTGTACACAGAATATGAGAACGCGATCATAAGGCGCGTGGCTACTCAGCCATTTCAAAACAATATGCAGTCTATTTTCTTCCCTACACTAGAGCTCACGGTAGAGTCTGGCGTAGGTAATGTTGATGCTCCTGATCCTCAGATCACGTTGGAGCGCAGCAAGGATGGTAAGACTTGGAGTGGACCGATAGCCAGAAGCATAGGAAAGATTGGTGAATACAGCAGAAGGGCTATCTGGCGCAGGAATGGCCGGGCGTCCAGGTTTGAAATATTCCGATTCACCTTAACTGATGCGGTTAAGCCGGTAATTATTCAGCTTACAGCTAATATCATTGGGGGCGATAAGTGACAGGGCCAAGACTTAATGCGGCTCAGCCAATCGTCCAACCAGATGGAACTATGGCGCAACCGTTTAGACAGTTCACTCAGGACGCAAGCTTAAGCATCCCTATCGTTGGAGTGGGCTCACCAGAGGGTGTGGTACAAGCCAGGCAGTACAGTTTGTACATTGACTCTACCGGGTCCACAGGCTCAATAGAATATAGGAAGATGCAACCAGATATTGGCGGTGATACCTCTCAGGGATGGGTCGCAGTCTAAGTGTGCTAAAATCAACTAAATTTAAGTAGGGCGATAAAATGGATCCGTTAACTATTGCAATGACCGCAGCCAGCCTTGGTGGTTCAATACTTGGCAATAAGGCTCAAGAGAAGGCGGCAGAACAAGCGGCAGCTCAACGCCAGGCTAATATGGGCCTGATTCAAAACTACGGGCAACGTGCGGTTGAATCTCTAACGCCTGGATATCAAAGCGCCCAAGCAATACGACAGCAGGCCATGAACCAGAATATTGGCATGGCTGGGTCCACATTTAGGCCAATGATTGAGTCTGTACAGTCTGGAGACTTGATGGCTCAACAAGCTCTTCTAGCCGGGCTTATGGGGCAGCGCTCAGCTATCTTGGGTGAACCAATGAACTACGGAGCCCTACAGGCGCAAAGCGTTCCTGTTAACTATGCGGCTCTCTCAGGGTTAACATCTCCCCAAGGATTGCAATTCAATCAAATCACAAGACCTGATTTTGGTGATACCGCCCAGACCGATTGGAAGGCGTTCGATGCTAGAAACTACCTGGCTGCAAACCCGGATGTCGCTGCTGATTACAATGCGAAGAAAGATCAGTTAATCGCCGGCGGCGACCCACAGTTTAGAACGCTAGAAGGTTACGCTAAGTGGCACTACGATAACTACGGCAAAGCTGAGGGTAGGTCATTGGCTCCAACAACTGCCGCACCAGCAGCTTCTCCTCAAATTACAACTGCCCAGGTTAAACAAGTTCTTAACGCTGATCCAGGCTCTCTCAACCAATTCGGAGAGGAAAGATAATGGCTGCTATTCAAGACATTCAGAATCTCATAGCTCGTCAGCAGCCTATTCCATTGGATCTCCAAATGGCAGCTCTGCTGGAGGCTCAATCACTGGGAATGGATAATCAGGCTCTAGCTGATGTTTTTGGCGTTCCTGTGTCTATGGTTGAAGATGCAGCGGTTGCTACTGGTGTTTTAGCTCAGCCAGCCCCTGCCGCAAACCCATTGGCAGGGATTCCTGTAGATAATGATTATACCGTGGAGGAAATAAATACCGTAAGGAATCTGATTAATTCTGGACAGGTTGATGTTAATCAGGTTGCTCAAAATTTTAATGTGACGCCAAACTATGTTGCTGCGGCATTGGAATTGCCAATGGATAATATGTCTATCCAGGCGATAAGCAATGAGCAAGCAAGGGAGGTAATAAAGTCGATCCCAGTAAATCCTGCCGACGGATATACAGATGAGCAGGTAGCAACGGTAACCAACTTATTAAACAAGGGTCAAATAAACGTAACAGATGTCGCCGATCATTTTAAGGTTGATGAGAATCTTGTAATAGAAATAATCTCAGAGATCCCTAAGTCAGTTTACGAAGAAGGCTCCTTTACTCCAGAGCAAACCAAGAAGCTTGAGAATCTTATTGTTACCGGCGTGGCTACTGCTCCGCAAGTGGCTAAGTATTTTGATGCCCCGGTCTCTCAGGTTTCTGATTACCTAGAGCAGAACACAGGTCTCACAAGGGACCAGATAATCGACAGCATGGTTAGCAATGTAGTCGCTGATAAAGACTACAACATGCAAGACGCCCAAAGGGTGGGCGAGCAAATTAGCCAAGGCAATATCACAGTTCAAGAAGCGGCAGATCAGTTTGACGTTACGATTGATGGTGTAACTAAACTAATGTCAGAGATGGGGCTAACAATCCCAGACCAGGGCGCAGCTCAGACACCAGCCCAAGCAGCAGCTCAAACAATCCAATCAGCAGCTCAAACAACTCAGACGGCAAATCAGATAGCACAAGCAACCACACCAAATGTCCAGCCTCAGACAGGGCAACAGCTATCATCAACAACTCAGTACAACGCTCCTGAGTTTACCTCTGTGATGCCAAGTTATGCACCAATGTCTCAAGTCCCGGTATCAACAAGCATACCAACAGGACTAACCGGATCTGAGATGGCTCTTAGGACCGGAGCTAGTGGCGCCATTGAGATGCTTGATCAACTTAACGCTGCGGGCAGGGCTGACCTAGCGGATCAGTATGCTCGAGGATTAGAGCAGGCGGCAACTCAGGCTCAAATAGCCAGGGGTGATATTACCTCTGGTACTACTGAAGGCCTTAACGCTTTAGGTGCAGGATTTGGTCAAGCAAGACAAGATATAGGTGGGGCATACGGTCGCGCCGAGTCAATGTTTGACCCATACATGCAAGCAGGTAACACAGCCCTACAACAGCAATTAGCATTGTCTGGGGCTTTGGGTCAGGATGCATTCAACCAGGCTTACCAAGAATCTCCACAGATGGCCTTCTTGCGTGAGCAGGGTATGAGAGCCAACCTAGCAGGCGCAGCAGCTACAGGTGGTCTCGGAGGCGGTAACGTCCAGAAGGAGTTACAGCGCTTCGGGCAGGGCCTAGCCTCACAAGGGTTACAGCAGCAGATAGCCAACCTTGGCGCTTTATCAAGTCAAGGATTGGGCGCTACAGGAAGTGCGGCAGGGATAGCAACAGGTGCAGGAACAAATCTTGCAAATCTGGCAACGGGTGAAGCTCAGGCCAGAATGAATGCTCTAGCTTCTCAAGGTTCTAACCTGGCAAACATAGCCACAGGATTGGGCTCTCAGCAGCTACAGGCGCAGATTGGTTTAGGTGGACAACTGGCCGGCAACCTGGCTCAGTATGGACTCCCTGCGGCTCAGACAATATCTAACCTTGGCACAAACCTGGCGGCAGGAAGGACCAGGGCCGGAGAGCTACTTGCTCAGCAATACGGTCAGACAGCCGGGGCGCTTGGTGGTATCTACTCAGGCCAGGGTCGTGACATCGCAGCAATGACTGATTCACAGCGTCAGATGCTAATGAACATGGTCCAGAGCGGAGCCCTAACAGAGGCCCAGGCTCAACAGGCTTACTCAACCAACATGGCCAACCTGCAAACAGGAATAGGAAGCCAGCTTGCCGGTGTCCCTAACGCCCCTATCGTCTCTCCTGACTACGGACAGCAAATAGGGCAGGCATTTCAAGCTGGAGGCATAGGCGCGTACCTAAGTGGACAGCAGCAGAACGCCCCAGCTCCAGTTTTTAATTCTACTGGCGTGGTTCCAAATCAGCCTATAGGCTTTCAATCTAACATCCTAAATCTTTAAGGGTTAAAACATGGCAGACCTATCTACAGCCCTTATGGGTATAGGCGCAGCCTTCCAAGGACAGGCGCCGCAGTTCTTACAACAACAGCAGCAACGCCAGGCTCAAGAGCGCGCTCAACTGTTGCAGAACGAGCAACTGGCCGAACAGCGTCAGGCGACCATGTTCAAGGATGCCATGATGATGAAGGCTAATCCTCAGATGGCCGGGTCAATCCTTGCGGACCGTAAGGCTCAGCTACAGCGCTTTCAGCAGATGGGCGTTCCCATAGACACCAGACACACAGACGAGATGCTTGCTCTCTATCAGTCTGGGGATATGAACGCTTTTAATAAGTACCTGGATAACACGATAAGAGCTGGTCAGGCAACAGGCGTCCTCGCAGCACCAGCAGCACCTACAGCATATAAGCCTGGCGATGTATTAAGGATGCCTGATGGCACCATGCAGGTGGTAGAAACACCAGAGGGATATGTTGATCCAGAGAAAGCAAGAGAATTAATTCAAGATACAAGTAACTATCGCAAAGAATTTACAGCGTTGCCAACAGTAAAAGAATTCGCAAACCGTCGCGGTGCTCTTGGTGTGATTGAATCGGCCGCTCAAGACCCAAGTGCAGCGGGCGACTTGGCGTTGATTTTTGCGTACATGAGAATGCTAGATCCTGGTTCTGTTGTTCGTGAAAGCGAATTTCAGTTAGCAGCGCAGGCAGGTTCTTTACCGCAGGTCGCCCAAGCTGGATACAACAGGGTGATAAGTGGTCAGAGGCTTACAAAAGACCAGAGAGAAGATTTTATCAGTCGATCTCAAAAGATATACGAAAGACAAGAAAAAGAGTTTGGCAATGTTTATGACAACTACGCCAGAAGAGCAGAGCGCATTGGTTATAACGTGGACGACGCACTTGTTGACTACAGGTTTGCCGATCCTATGGAAGTTAATGTGATGGTACAGATTCCTGAGTCTGCCAGAACATTGGGAGTCACCCCAGAAGAATGGGAAGTAATGACCGAAGAAGAAAGAGTTGACTTTAACTAAGAGATTTGATATGGCAGGTCCAGACGAAAGACTTATAAGGCAGCAGCAGGCTATAGCTAACGCTCGCGCTCGTATTGCTGAAAGGGCTGAGGCATCAATTATTGGGGCGTCAGATGTTTCTCCAGATCAAATGGTCGGCCCCGCTGTCCCATCAGATA